ACTTCGTATATAATATTGGGAAATAGCATCGGTTTGATTTCATTGTTCCGATACTTTGCTACAACCTTATGGGGAAACTCTGTAATATCTACAACTACAAATGCGGAGTAATCTTCACTTACTCCTCGTGCAACGTCAACTGTACATACGTAGTCATGCCCTTCTATGGGTCTTTCATATACATCCAATCCAGCATTTCTGGTTAGTGGATTGTCATATACTAATGTTCTAAGTTTACTTGGTGCAATCAGAGTGTCAACAGATCCAAGGAATTCGCACTCGAACTCGATCTTGAACTGTTGTTCTGATGTATTAGCAATAGTTTGTTCTTTCCAGACTTCATCTCTGCCTGGCACTTCTGACCAGTGAACATCTGTAGGAATATAATCATTCTTTCTTTTCTCTGCATCATGCCATAGACGGTAGAAATGATTCATACCGTGAGGGGTAGATACAATAATTACTTTGGTGTTTTTACCAGAAGTAATAGTAGGATAAACAGATGCAAAGAAGGAGTCAGCGATGTGATTAGGGACGAAGGCGAACTCATCGAGGAAGAGGATATTGAACGACATGCCTCGGACAGCACTCGCAGACGTAGAAGCAGCCAGTATCTTTGATCCATTTTCTAATTCTAGTGATCCTTTGTTCCATGCTATGATACCCTGTTGCATCCATTTTGGCAAGTTTTCGTAAGCAGTCTGTAACCTACCAAGCAATTCTCTTGCAGTTGCTGCTTTGTTTGCCAGAATACCGATGTTTACACTATCATTGAATACAGCATAGTGTAAGAGATAAGATACACAAGTTGTAGACTTACCAGTCTGTCGTGGCATCTTACAGATATTAAATCTGTTTTCGTGGAAATTCTTGATAAGTTTTTCCTGGAAATCATATGGTTTGAATGGCACAAGACCTTCGTCCAGTGACACAATCTTCACATAGTTCTGTGCAAAGTAAACAGGGTCTTGTTTGCACTTGATAAATTCAGCAATTTGCTCCTGAGTAAACTCAATTGGAGTATTCGCTTTTTTCAGATTCGGATTTCCAAGGTATACATTATCAGCCATAATTTACATGCTTCCCATTGATGCTACAGTTTCTTGTATTCTTAAGTATAATTTAGCATAGCACTTTGCTATATTTTTCAATTGTTCTTTATCGTCGCAAGTGTCAATTTCTCTAGCGAGTTTTGTGTATTCAAAACTCTTACTTAAATTTGATAGACTAATTTCGTCTGGATTCATTTGGTTCTCCTGCAAAGAGTAGGGGGAGAGTCGGATCCCTCATAACAGGATTATAGTAAAGAACAATGGCATTAGGATAAATCTTCCTAATTTCTTTAACTACTTCTTCTTTTGCTGGTCGTGAAAACTTAGCGAAGAACATTTGCGTAGTAATGGATTTTCCTCTCCAGTTTAGAACTATAGTATAAGTTCTCCCTCTTTCCTGTACTCTTAGATACGCTTCTTTTACTGGTTTCTTTTTATCGGTAGAAACATATGTTGGTTTTGCTGCACCACTTTTAGATTGTTGATTTGGATCTGCTTTTTTCTTTCTTCTTGCTGCAGATAATCTTTCTTTCTTACTCATACTTGCTCTCTTTGCAGAAGAAACACATTTAGGTGTTCCCTCACCTGGTTCATCGCTTGCACAGGTTCCACCTGTGACTACATTAACCCATCCACCTTTACCATCTTTAGATTTTGATTTACCAAACCAATCACGAAGACCTTCTTCTTTAAATTCTTGTCTCCAATTTGAATGATCAGTTTCTTCGTATGTAGCCTTTGCTGGGACAACAACGGATTTGCTAAAATTCTTTATAGTGAACATATCCCACATTTTAGGACCATAACTACATTCTTCACGATATTCTTTTTTACCACAAAGTTCACAAAATCTTTCTTCCCCATATCCTTTCATTTCTTTCACTTCTTTCTTTTCCGGTAAACCCTTATGTTTAGTTGAAGCAAAATCTTTTGCGTCTTTCTTCTTCATAGAGGCAGCTGCCGCTGCAACTTCCGGTGATGGATTTTCCATTTCACCTTTTTGGGCGGCTCGAACCATACCCATGAACCTTTGTTGTGCTCTAGATACTGCTGGCATTATTCTTGCTTGAATCCGTCTTTGAGAAGTTTTTGAAGTTCTGCAGTTGAACCAACAAACAATGCATTATTGACTGTTGTTGGTGAAGATTTTTCATCTTCTTTATTTAGATCTTTCATCTTCTGTTGCAAATCAATCAATTTATCTGATACATCACCAACACTCTTAATAAGTTGTCCCACCACTTCATATGATCTAGGTTGTTGACCCTCTTGTGCTAACTCAAGAATACCGTTAATTGCTTCCTGACCTTTTTCAATTAAAGAATACAAATTGCCACGAGTATACTCATAGTCCGCTGTTGGATCATCTTTCTTATTGATCTCTCTTAACTTTTTAGTCGTCTCTTTTACAATTTCTCCTGCTTGAACTTCAATATCAAGAGATTGATTTATTTCGTCAAATTTTTCATTCATACGTCAATACCTTTACTTGGACTATATGTTCTAAAGTCACTAAAATCAAATCTTTCCTCACTAAATCCAAAATCATCTCCAACTTCAATCAATGCATCATCTACAGCATTTACAACATTTACGGAAGTTCCATTAACGTGTGTATCCGCTACAGATCCATCTTGAGCTCTTAATACTGTCAATACTTCATTTTCAATTTTCTTGATAAACATTAATTCGTTATCAATTTCAATGTAAGAATCTACAATCAAACTTGATGCATTAGAAACTGTAATTAAGGTTTCAGTTGTATCTAAATCTTCTACTATGACTGTAGTTGCATCATCATTATAATCTTTAATTGCTCTTGGTTTAGCAACATATCTGAGTTCTCTTGTTGATTCTTTTCTATTTGTGCTAGTGCTATAATCAACTTGAACTCTCTTGATGAGTCCTTCACTACTATCTGCAACAGGTCCGAAGAGATATGTCTTTGCAGTAAAATCTAAGGTGTGTATAATAACTCTTTTTTCTTCATACCCTCTATCATAATTATCATCAAAAGTGATATTATCCAAGATCATGGGTATATCTCTTTTTTCTCCAATCGAAGAAACTAAATCAACTGTGACATTGAATGATGGTTGAAAATAAGGAAGAATTTGTTCTAAAATTTGCAAAGCATCTTCATTATATTGAGACATAATTGATAGTCTAAATCCCAAGTTATATGGAACAGGCATGAAGACTTTTCTTGCAGATTTTGATCCGTCTTTAGTAAATGCCTTGAAGGTTTGCATTGTTGAAACCTTTCTAGAATTATCATATGAAATTGATGATAATTCAAATGCAATTCTAGGGAGAGTAATTGCAACTCTTTTTCTGGGATCAGGTTTCTGCTCTAATCTTGCTAAGAACTTTTCTGTTGGTCCATACGCAACAGGAATTCTGATCTCAGAATAGTTTTTACCATCTTGAGTTTTATGTTTAATATCAATGGTGTTAAAAAGAGTACCAAAAGCAATAATGGTTCTCCTAATAATTTCGTGATAGTAATAAGTTCCTAACATTAGTATTCTCCAAACGGATTAGACTCTGTGAAATCTAAGATCGAGTCTGCTTGTGTCTCAAATGGTGTATTATCACTATATGTATCATACTCATCTTGTTCGGATGTTTTGATGATTCTGAATCTAGCATCAGATCCACCCATAGTTGTTCCAATACCAACCACTAACTCACCAATAGTAAATCCTGGTGATGAAATTGTAGATACTTTAAGTATACGATCGTCAGAGTCCCAACCAACTACATATGCAGTGGTTCCTGTAGAAACACCTCTTACCAATTCTTTCTGTTCATAATTAGCAGTTACTACCCCAGTTACAGGAGCGTCTATAGTAACATTTGGTGCCAATGTGTATCCAGCACCAGCGTTAGTATATCTGATTGCTGTTACTTCTCCACTGGTATTGATTAGCGTCTCCGCAGTTGCATTTATACCACCTGTTGGTGCAGTTGTGATTGCAACATTTGGCGCAGATGGATATTGATCTCCACCTCCAAGAAGGTTAAATGCACCCAGAGAACCTTCATTAATAATTGCTGTTGCAGCAGCACCAGTTCCAACAGCGTTTTGACTTCTGATGGTAATTGTAGGAACTTCAGTATATCCAAAACCAGGATTTGTAATTAAGATTTTATCAATTGAAGATCCAACTTGACCACTTCTACTGGTCATAATTGCTACAGCAGTAGCGTTAATTCCTGTACTTGGTGCAGTAGATATTCCAATCAAAGGTGGAGTCGTATATCCAGTTCCATCATTTACCAGATCGATCTTAGATACTGAATTACCTGATGTAAGTGAACTGAGATCTTCTGCAATTTGAACATTAGCAGTAGCAGTTTCTGCCGCTGCACTAGCCATAGTCAGTTTGACAATGTATGCAAAATCAATTACAGACTCATCAACCTCAGGAATGCTGGTGTCAATATTGTCATCAGCAGCAAGATCCATAACCTCACAACTTAATTGATAAACATAAAGTTTATTCAATTGATAAAATGGTTTTTTGGCCTCTACATACTTAATCTCAAACATAGTATTATCAAGAGGGAAGTAAATCAAATCTCCTTCTTGAGGTCTAGTTGACACTAAAATATCATCTTGAGAGTTCAAAAATGGACTGACAAAATCTTCATATCGTTCTTTTGATATGATAAATGTAATTGAGTCTGTGCTCTGCACCCCAAACTTTGAGAGTATATCTCCTTGTCCTTCGAATCCTTGATAATTCAAAAGATATGCTTCCATCCTAAAGGAATCATCAAATCCTGAAGCAGTAATCTCTCTAAGTATTGTATTTTTATTGATTATCTTTCTTGGCAAGTAAACAACATCTTGTCCATAGATTTTTAACTGTTCGTTAATTAAATCTTGGACAAGTCTTTGCTCACTTTGTGAACCTTGTAAAAAGTAAGAATTTAATGGCATAATTCATCAACCTATCAAATCAAGTGGTGGAGTTTCATAGGTTTCTCTGAGTTCTCTATCTAACTCTTCGATTTCTCTAACTGCATCATCATATATTTGTCTCCCATTGAGTGATACTCCTCCGGGAAGCATTACACCTTGGAACTTAATTAAGTTCTGACCCCACTGCCTTTTAATTAATGCTGTAGTATATTTTTTTAACCACCAATCATTATAAACCTTGCTTGCATCCGCTGGATCAACTAACCTGTAGCAATCAAGAACAATGAATTGATCATCGCTCATGCTAGCAAAATCAACATCAAGATATAAACGACTTTGTTTTTTATTAAATCTTATTTGAACATCCGGAGAAATAATTCTACTCAAATCTTCCAGATATGTCTTAGTCATTGCATAATTTAAAAGATCAAGTGCTCCATAATAATAAAGATCATTTAGAAAAATTTGATACTTAATGTTGAACAATCCACTAGAAATAGTGCTATTGTCCATCTTAAATACTTTTTCAACTCCCAAGACATGATCCGGAAGTTGTAAGAAATTTTGTCCTTCCGTCCAGTCAACAGAAGTGACACCTACAGATGACGTTGCAGTTGTTGTAGTAATACCGGTTTTTAGTATTTCTTTCTCTGCCGCAGTAATCTTGTGCTTTAAATATACTCTTTGAATCCCGTCGAAATGGTAGTCTTGAAAGTGCTGAATAGCATCATCTACCAGATCATCAATCTGATCGTCATCGACATTGATTTCCAGAACAGGGTATCCAAGTCTCCTGAGAGAATAATCGATCAATTCTTGTCTGGTCGATGGTTTACTCATTCTTCGATACCTGCTTCCTGATATTTATCTGGTGGTACTTTGTTTACCTTTTCTTGTAATTCCATATAATCTTTTGTCAAAGATTCAAGTTTGGATTCTAAAAGAATATTCTGATTCATTAATGAAGAAATTTTAGAATGATAATTTTTAATCAAAATATTCACGTCAACATCATTAGTCATAGGGCTAGAAAGTTCCTCCATCCAGGGTGTCAGTCCACATTGGTTTGTTTGTATATACAGTAGTTACACTGTCGGGATCAATCGAAAGACTGGTTCCATTTACAACCAGATCGTTTGTGGTATCAAATGTTCCCTGTACTCCGATCAGAGTAAGAGTTGTTCCACCAGTGATTGTAGTTTTACAAACACCATATGCTGAACTATTATTTTGTTGAGTCACTTGAGCACCTGCAGCAATCGTCGCCGCTGATGGTAACGCAATTGTAATTTCTGTAACAGCGGTCAGAACTTGAGTTGAAGTTCTAGTGCCAGATGCTGTTGTTGGATTATTAGTTGAAGTTTGTAATCCATTAGCATCAAAGAATACAACACCGTGTGTGTTATAATCTCCAGTCTGATAGTAGATACCCTTGATATCCAGGTTACCTCTGGTTCCTGTTACGGTGCTACCAGCGATAGTTGCGTCAGGAATATATGTGAATGCTCTTGCGGGAGCAGAACTTCCTTCACCGGCACTATCGTTGTATCCAAAGAAACCAATCTTGTTATTAGCAGTTCCGCTACTTAGATTGTACTGGAATGAAATACCACGGTCTGTATTGGTATCAAATGCGTGAGTTACTGTTACCTGTGAAGTAGTAGTAACACCAACTGCTGTACCTGAGAATGTTACAACCTTAGTTGAAGTATTATATGCGGTAACTGTAGCAATACCAGAATTATCAATACCAGTTACTGCTAGTTGGTCACCAGTGTTAATACCAACAACTGAATCAAGAGTAACAGTAGAAACACCAGAAACAACTGGTGCCATGACAGTTTTGATACTGGTTACGTCACCAATACCAAAGATAGCATCATTAACCGTAACCTCATTTGAGTTAACAGTGGTTGTTGTACCATCAACTTGTAGGTCACCTTTGATGATAACCGTACCTTCATTACTTAAACCATCAGGATATGGGTCAATGAACAGTTGATTTCCAGAACCAGACTTGGTAGAAATAGTATTTGATGAAATACCAACGTTACCAAATGTCTGAGGAGAATTCCACTGCCATGCATGACCAGTGACTACAAGAGTGTTTGTGCCATCTTCATCATACTCAAGACTAACATCTTTACTTGTACCAAATGTCAGTTTGGTATCATCGGGGATAACAATCTCACCGTTACCATTGGTGGTAAGATTTAAATCACCATCTGTATTGTTCGTGGTAATTGTATTACCATCGATTGTTATATTATCTACGTTCCATTGATCAACTCTTGGTAATCTGGTAATATTACCACCTCCACCAGGATTACCAGGACTTCTGGTATCCAAAATGGGAACAAATCCGTTGTCTACAGTAGTTGGATTATCTTGACCCGCAACCAAACCAGGTGCGATACTAAGTAAATCGGTATAATAGCGACCACCGACTACTTGAGAGTTCTGAGCGTTATCACCAGCAAAAAGTCTTCCGCCTTTATTACCGTGAGTACCTACTCCAACTGTAAGTCCAAGTTCACCGAAGTTTAAACTCCCCGGAGCCCCTGTACCCGTAGATCTTTTTACTCTTATAATACTTGCCATGGCTTAGAAATTTCCTCCATTGATGTCCAAATTTTGGGTTGCTCCCGGCGTCAATTCTAATGTTGCTTCCCATTTGCTTGTTGAAGCATTATAAACTAGGACCATTCCATTCTGAACTCCTCCAGAAATATCAACATCTGAAAGACCACCTAATGTGCCTCCACCTCCAGCAAATGAAGATAGAACTTTGACTGCATTTTGTGATCCAACTCTGACTTTAATGTCTGCCATATGCTTTAACCAGTGGTAACTCCAGCAGTGACAATTGCACTGCCTTCAACTACTCTTGTTTTTACGTTAGAAGGGTCTATTAGTAGAACGTCGTAAACGTATCTACCAGGTTTCAATCCGTTGGTAATGGTCGATCCTAATGCTATTTTCACTTCTCCCAAAGTTGCGTTTGGAAATGATACATTAAAATTAGCAGCAGTTGTTAATGATGAAGGATGCTTTTTCATCTTAGATGAACCTGAATAACCGGTTAGATCTAAAGGTGCATCTGAGATAGTTTCAAGGTTGAATGTCTGAGCAAAGTCAGCGCCAACATCAATTACAATATTGCTTACATATGCTGC